TACTTCGAGAACGTCATGCCCGAGCACATCACCAAGGAGATGTGCAAGCAGTTCGACAAGGACCGGCAGGCGGCCGGGCGCAAGCCCGCCACCGTCTGGGGAGACCTGGGCGTGCTCAACGCTGCCCTCGGTCTAGCGGTCAAGGCCAAGAAGCTGACGCGGGAGCAGCGGCCCCATATTTGGATGCCTGAGACCCCCGCGATTAAGGACCGGTGGTGCACCAGGGAGGAGGTCGACCGCCTCCTGGCGGCCACGCTGAGCCCGCACATGCGCCTCTTCGTCGAGCTCGCCGTCGGCACCGCCGGCCGGCACCAAGCGATCCTGGAACTGGAGTGGAGCAAGGTCGACTTCAACCTGCGCCAGATCGACCTGCGCTCGCCCCGGCAGGCGAAGAACAAGAGGCGCGCGCTGGTGCCGATGACGGAGACCTTGTTCGAGCTCTTGACCGAGGCCAAGCGCGCCGCCACCACGCGCTATGTGATCGAGTACAAGGGGGAGAAAGTCGCCCGCGTGCACAAAGCCTTCACGCGGGCCGCCGAGCGCGCCGGCCTGGAGGATGTCACGCCGCACACCTTACGCCACACGGCGGCGGTCTGGATGGCGGCGGCCCGCATCCCTATGTCGCAAATATCACAGTACCTGGGCCACACCTCCACCACCATCACCGAGCGCGTCTATGCGCGCTACCACCCAGACCACCTCCGTGATGCGGCGGCAGCGCTGGAGACGCGCCCCACCGTGCGCATGAATGGCATGGGTCACAACGGCGGCCCGCCGCTGCGCGATGCGGCCTAGGTTCAATGAACCTGTGACCCCTCCTTTTTTTGGTGAACCTGTGACCCCTCCCGTATCCGAGGAGGGGTCTAGGTTCGGTGAACCTGACCAGTTAGGCGGGATGGGCCATAGGTTCAATTTGCGCGAAATCCGTGCGCAAATTGCTCGATTTATCAAGCATTTAGCAGACGGAGCCTGGGTTCACACGGGGTGGGCCACGTCAATGATATCAATAACTTACGGCGCTGGCGCAGGTTCAACGAACCTCGGCGCCGCTGAACCTAGGGCGGTTAGCTCAGCGAGAGAGCGTGCGCTTCACACGCGCGAGGTCGCAGGTTTGATCCCTGCACCGCCCACCAACCACCTGTACTCAGGGCACAGATCAGAGTAGCTTCACCCTTGCCGGCGCCTCGCGGTTCACTCTGGGGCTGGAGACTAAAATGCAACAAGCCAACCACCCAAAGCGCGGGAGGACATTCTGGTATTACAGCCCGCGCGGCTTCGCCAACGAGTACGAGGTCGGCATCGCCAACAACGAGATCTACGCCAAGGCGTACAAGGATCACGGGTTCGAGCGTATCGACCGGGAGCGTGCCATTCGCGAGCTCACCTACCGGGGGGACGAGGCCACCCAGGCCTACGTGACCGTGACCGTGAACGGCGACACGCAATCCAAGTATGCCCGGTTCGAGCTCGCCCGCATCGTCCGGCAGGGAGGGTTGATCTGATGGGCATCTACAAAGTGCGCACCAGCGACGGCTGCCGGTTCCGGATGCGGTACACCCCGGACCATCCCGAGCTCCCCATCATGGTTGACCACCGCAGCGATGGGGACTGGGAGGAGGGCGCGCGCTGGATCACCACCCCCTATCAGTCCTGCGAGGCGCGCGACGGCAACCACGCCGCCGAGCTCGTGCAGGAGTATTCCGGGGATGACCTGACCTGGGTGAAATCCGTCGAGAGGATCGATTGATGGCTACCATCGTCAAGACCCGTCAGCACTACCTGACCATGCTTGAAAACAACAAAGGCGCCAGCGTGGGGCACACGCTGGCGGCCTACATGATTATCTCCGGCCCGTACAGGATGGTGCTGGCCGAGAGCGTGCTGGATGAGTGGCGGGCGATCTCGCGCCGCCTTAAGCGTCAGTATGGGGAGCTGCTAACGCCTGATGAGGTGCGGTTAGAGATGGGGTTCGAGGCGGCGACGCAATTGTCCAAACATGCTGTGCGTGACATCGAGACCAGAGATCTTGACGATTGGATCTACGGTCACTGGTGCCGCGATCACGAGTAATCGCCGATGAACCGCCCCCCGATCTTATTGCCTCGCACATCCTTGGCACCCTTCGGATGCCTCGGCGGCGTTGCGGGGGGTGCGGGTGCCCCCGAGGCGGGAGGCGGTCCCCCGCCGCCTCCCTTCTTCGGCGGAATGAACGGCTCGGGCGCAGGCTCAAACACCCCGCGCTCCGGAGCCGGCGGCGGCCCCACGGGCGCCACCTCTGGCTTCGGCGGCTGTAGTGCCGGCGGCGGTCGCGTGAGCTTCTCCAGCGTGCTGGGTGCGTATGGCTTGATGCCCTTCGTGCTGGCCGCCGGATTGTCGAGGAAACGATCATAAATGCCCTCGGGGCTCCTGGGCTTGAAGGGAGCATCGATGGACGGAGGTTCAGATGGTCTTTGCAGAAATCTTGGTAGCGGCTCCTGCATCTCTCCCGGCCTCGGCTCCAGCGTCACTGGCACTGGCGGCGGGGGTGGAGGTTCCGGACCTGTCAAGGCTCCTGGCGGCATGCCAGGCCCCGGCGGCGGCGCTGGGGGGATGGGACCCGGTTGTGGGCCTATGGGCCCTGGTTGAGCTCCTCCAGGCAAACCTGGCGCAGGTGATAGCGGTGCTGGCTGTGGTGCTGGCGGCGAACCAGGACCGCCTAATACACCGATGGCGCGGAGGTAGCGGAGGACCGGGAGCGCCTGGACGCCGACGTTCGCCGCCGTCCCCGCCGCCTCCGCCGCGCGATATGCGCCAGGGCGCACCGCCTGCGTCAGCGCCTTGGCATACGCCATCGCCTCCGGCGAATACTGGCCCTTCTGTCCCTGCGTCAGGAGGTAGTCGCTCAATCCTTGGTCGGGGCCGCCCGGCAATTCATTGAAGCCCAAGTATTGCGGCAGATGGGTCGCGCGGTTGAGACCGACGGCAAACAAACTCCGCCCGTAGATGTCCATGTAGGCCTGCGCGCGCTCGCGGTCGGCCTTGATCGGACTGTTCGCCAGGCGCTTGATCTCGGCGATCATCGCCGCCTGCTGTGCCTGCGGCGGCGGCGCGAACATGCTCTCAGGTGTGATCTCGCCGACATCGAAACCGGGAGCGCCGGCCGGGCTCATGGGTGCGCCAGGGTAGGGCATCGCTTATTCCTCACTGAGCCGTCGGTCGGAGGTATGCACGGCGCCCGTCGCCCGCTGGCCATAGCGCGCGTTGAGCTGCTCCAGCTTGTCGGCGAGGCGCCCGGCCCGACCGCGACCCATCAGCATAATGATCTGGTTCATGGCCTGCTGATTGCGGAGTGGGTTGGCGGAAGTGAGATCATTGACGATGGAGACGGAGACGCGGCTGTTCTTCCCAAACAGCGATTGTAAGGTGTATTCGAGCGCGCGCTTGGGAATGCCCGACAAGCCCTCGCCGGCAATGTCGCGGAGGCGGTGCATCACATCGCGCAGCTTGTCGTCGGCAATGTTCTGCGCCGTCTGCGAACCGCCATACGCGGTCGTGCGCGTGGGCTGCTCCTTGCCGACGCGTGAAAGATATTCGAAGAACCGTTCCGCCTGTTCGCCGCGTTCGCCGGGCACCCCTGGCGTATTGTCGAGAATATCGCGCAGCATGCGCTTTTGGTTGGTCGTCTCAAACAGCTTGGCGACATCCTGCCGCTCGCTCTTGCCGCCCATCTCGCGCAGCACCTGACCAATATAGCCGTGGCGCACGAGCTTCTTGGACTCGCGGTCGAGCGTGGCATATTGCTCGATGCCGACGCCCTCGGTGCCTTTGCGCAGATCTTCGCCGAGCTTCAGATGCCTGAGGAGCTCCGCCTGGTCGCGATGCTCCACGCGCGCCTTGCTGTAGAGGTCGCCAATCTTGTTCGTTTTAATCGCATCGGCCGCTTCCAGGATCGTGTCGCGCGCCTCTTCCATTCTGTCGGCGATCTTGTAATTGCCAGCACGATAGGCCTCGCCGATGCGGTCGTTGACAAACTGCTTACCCTTATCGAGGTCGTCGATGTGGGGCGAAACCGAATGGTAGCTGTTCTGGCCGGTGCCTACCCTCGGCGCCATTTGATCCAGCACCATCTGGATCGCCCCCTTCTCGTCCTTCGGCAGGCCCGGGCGTTCCATGCTGGCGACGACGGTATTGACAGCGTCAACGAGCCCCTTCTCCTGCGTGAGATCGACGCCCTCCGCTGCGTTGCGTAGCGCGCCGTAGTTCCTATTCGACGTGAGCTTCTGATTGGCGGTGATATTGGCGGCGGTCTCCTCCGCCGTGCGACCGTGACCGTGATACATGCGGTCCTGTGTGATCGTAGCGCGATGCAACGTCTCGGCCACGCGCTCCTGCTGTCCCGCCGCCTCGGCACCTTGCGCGCCGCCCGAGCGATAGGCCAGCAGACGCGGGTCGCCCTTCGGGTAGGTAGGCAATCCGAAATCGGTATCGAGTGGGATGGGTGGCGTCTCGCCGGTCTGCCGCGCGGTCAGGCGCGACTGTCCCATGTTCGAGGCCTCGGAGTGCAGCCGCATCTCGCGGCCGGCGAGACGCGCGACGTTGGGATCGATGTCGGCGAGCATCTCCGCGCGCGGCGCGGAGTAACCGGAGGGCCAGAAGAGATGCGCGCCTTCACCGCGCTGTTGATAATTTTGCAGTTGCTCGGGCGTAAACCCGGCGCGTGCAAATTCATCAGCGATGTCCTGCCGTCCCAGCTTGATATCCTCCGGCATGAGCTGACGCGCTGCGGCCGCCTCCTCCGGGACGAGGTGCTCTGGGAACTGCCCCATGGTGGTTGCGCCGCGCTCGTTGCGCGGCCGCCAGTCCGGCATGACGCGCTCGCCAGCCGCAGGAGGCGGCGGCCCTCGACCCCGGCGCCCCATGAACAGCGCGCCCTCATCACCGAGCCCACGATAGGCACGCAGCGCCGCTAGGGCTGGTGTCGGCGCCAGCATGCCGCCGGCAATGCCGGCCGCCAACTGCCAGCCTGGTCCCAGATCGGCCTCCTCTGCTGCCTGCGCAGCGACACCGCCGCCGGCAGCGGAAGTGCCCTCGACGAGCGCCTGCCGGCCTGCGCCCGTTCGCCCGAGCGCTTTCAAACCCCACATCTGCGGCGCCAGGCGCGACAGCCCAAACATGCCGCCGCCAATCGGCAGCGCGCTGCCGGCGAACTCACCGACGCGGCCGGCGTAACGGCCATACGCCGTCTCCGCCTCGGGCACGGTGGTGGCCCGCTTATACAGATCCCCCATTCCAAACTCTGGGCGATTCTCAATGTCGGTCCAGTCCCAGCCGCCGGTCTTCTCGCCGATCCAATCAAGCAATCGGTAGGGCGCAGACAGCGTCTCCAGCGCCCCCTTGCCAGCGCCGCGCGCGAATTGATAGCCGACATCTTTTAGGGTCGCATAGGGGTCCTCGGCCTCGGACGATACGCGCACGGTGCCATGGCTCGTCGTGCCGCCGCCAAATTTGGGTTTGCCCTTGGGGATGTCTTCGATGTCGACCCACCTGCCCATCTACTCCTCCCCAGGCTCTGGAATGTAGTACTGGCCTTTGCCGGTCATCGGATTGCGCCGCACCTTTCGCTTCTGGCCGTTGTATTCCCGGGTGACGGTCTCGCCCGGTTTGAGGTCGCGCACCTGCTCCTCCAGCCAGGTCGCCTCGTCGGCCTTCGCCGCCGCCGCCTGCTGCGCTTCGGCCCTGCGCCTTTGGCTCTTGGTCAGCCTGGCCTCGGGGGGCACTTCCTCGGCGCGTGACGGATAAGGTATCGGCTCGTTGCCACCGGGCTGCTTGAAGGGTTCGCGATATTGTTCTTGCCAGCCCTGGAGCAGGCGCTGCTTCAGGTTTTCGGTGGCATTGAGAATGATGTTAAGGTTGTGCTGGTAGTCCTCCGTCCTGATCGTTGGGTCGAGCACACCGACGGTGGCGCTCTTCAGCATGTTAATCTCTTGCTCGCCCGTGCTGCCGAGACCTGATGCGCCGGTCTTGTTGGAAGCCTGCAGCGCATGCAGCGCGGCGAGACCGAGCTGATTAGCGAGGGTCCGCATGTTGTCGCTGACCCGCCGCGCCGGATCACCCTGCGCTTTGATGTTCTCCCAGTGCCACGGCATGGTGGTGAATGGGATCTTAGTCACACGTTCCTGACGTGGGTCATCGTAGGGGTCGGCGTTCTTGCCGGTCGCGCGCGGCAATTCCGGATCATCGTGGATCTTCTTCGCCAGCGCCTGCACGCCACTGATCGTTTCGATTGCGGTCGAGAGCGCAACCCGCGCCGCCGGCTTGCTCGCCTCCTGCTTGGCCTCGGACTCCGCCAAGGTCTTGGCGTATTGCTGGCCAGGCGCGCCGGCCTGCTCAATTGCTTTCTCCAAACCAGTGTTCTTGATGCCAACCGCCTCCAGCGCCTGTTGGTAGCCCTGTGCTTCCGAGTACGGCATCCATTCGCCAAACGCGTATACCCACGGCTCGGCGCCGAAACCGCCGGGCCCACCCTGCACGCCCGTGTACCCGGCGCCCCTGCCTCCGATGGGCGGCAACTGCGGCATCGCTCCAGCCGGTGGCAAGGTGGCGCCACCCCCGGCGCCACCTCCGCCAGCCGGCGCCGCTGGCGCCGGAGCTCGCGGTGCGGGCGCAGCACCGAGCCGCTGCGAGACCGCAGCGCCGGTCGAGATCGGCACGCCGCCCATGATCGACGGCTGGCCATAGCCGGGGAGGTCCGGCGGCACCACAGGGCCCGTTGGCGCAAGCTGTGGCGGTGCCGTTGGCTGAGCCTGCTGGCCCCCGCGCCCGCGCAGCGTCTGGATCGTCTCCAGCTTGCGCAGCATTTCGGCGCGACCCTCGGCGTCTTTGAGCTGATATTCGCGCAGAAACTTGGTGCCATCGACAACGCCGGCCGAGGCCACCGTCTGCGCTGCCTGCGGGGTCAGCCCCTTGAGCAGCGGATGATCCATGTTGGGCGGACCCTCGGGCCCGTTGGGGAAGGCGGCGTTGTAGGCGGCGAGCTGGCGGTTGTAGTCGGCCGTGCCGCGTCCAAAGAGCTCCGCTGCACGTCCTTCTTGGCGCTGGGCGATATCCAGGTGGCCCGCTGCGGTCGCCCCGCTGAGCCCGGCAGAGAAGCCTGGCGCCCCATACATCAAACCGCCGAGTCCGCCCATGAACGCCGGGCTGGTTTGGACGGCGCGGCCCCACGCCGCAACGCCTGGGAAGCCCATGCGCGCCAGGATGCTGTTATCAACAGGCGCCTGCGCCTGTGGCTGCGCCGGGCCCGTGGTCGTGGTCGGCACCGATTTCACCGGCACCTGCGGCAGCCCCGGCACGGCCGGCGCGGCGCCCTGCTCGGTCACCATACCGGGCCCTGGAATGATGGAGCGGCCCTGGAAAGCTCTGATACCCTCTTCCAGCGCTGCCCGCTCCTCGGGGGTGTAGGGTCGCCCGCCCGGCATCGGCGGCCCTGGCGGCTCTGGTTCGCCAGGTGCCAGATCGGGTGGAGGTGCCGGCGGAGGTGGTGTCAGATCTCCCGACAGCGCGCCTCCGGTGATGTCGGGACGCTGATCGCCGTATGGCCCCGGCGCCGGCATGTCCGGATAATACGGGAGCGGAATATTCGGCTGCGGCGGCGGATAGGAAAACTCGCGGTCGGCAAGGGGTGGCAGCGGCGGTGAGGGATCGGCATATTCCTGCGGACCTACCGTTGGCCGGCGGCCTGGTGCTCGCGAGAGCAAGTCCTGCGGCATCGGAATGCCAAAGCTGCCGCCAGTCGATGGCTGGATCAGGGAGCTCAAGCCGGCACCCATCCGGCCGGGGATCGGCGCGCCGCTCGCAACCTGCAACAGCGGCGGCTGCTCTGCCGGCGGCTGAACCGGCGGCGGCACACCCAGCGGCGCACCAATCTGACGCTGAAATCGGTCGCGCCACATATCCCGGAATTGCCCGGCGGTGATCGCCAGCGGGTTGGGGAACTGCGAACGCAGATTGCCCAGCACGTTATTGCTAATGGCGGTCTGCGCCTCGCGGTCGCTGCGATAGAGCGGCCGCAGCACCTGCCACGCCAGCGCGTTGGGATCGGCGGCCAAGAGCGCGCCACCGCCACCCCGTGGCGGTCCCTGCTGGTGATAGAAGTAGCCCTCGTCGCCGGTCATCTCGCGGCCAAAGCGCGCCTGATGCGCCTTCGCATTGGCGGCAAACTCGCGCTGGGCAGCGGCGCGCGCATCAGCGTAGCTGAAGACGTTGCCGCCTCCACCCCACTGCTGCCAATCGCGTTGGCCATACTGCATCGGGCCAAGGTTGCCCTTGGTGTTGCTGTAGTTGTAGTCGCCGCGCCGGGGCCCGCTCTCCAGATATTGCGTGGCGTCGTAGGTTCTGGGGTCCCACCAGGGGATCGCGTACGGCATCTTATCCAAATCCCAAGCTTGATCTGAAATTGCCTAACTGCCCCGACCACGACCACGGGTTCTGCGCCGGCTGCCCGCCATAGCCCGTAGCACCCTGTTGCGGTGACATGCCGCCATACGGGCTGCTACCGCCGCCACCGGACAGGCTGCCGAGACCGGCCGCCATCATCTGTGGGTTCGATGAGAAGGCGCCGAGCGCAGTGAGCGCAGTGCCGGCGATGGACGACAGCAGGCTCGGGTTGGTCGTCTCGTCGGTCTTCGTCGTGCCGCTCTTCCCGGTGCCAGAGAGACCGATGAATTGTTGGTTCGCCCATTCGGTGGGGCTCCCGTACGCCGCGACGTTATAGGCCGGTGCCGCGAGCGCCATATTCTGGAGCTGCGACATGCCCTGATTGTAGGCACCGAAATAGATCGGCGCTGCCGCAGCGGTAATGCCCTGCGCGAGCTGCGACTGCGCATCGCCGCCGGTAAAATTGCCCCGGCCGGCGCGACCCATCATGCTGTTGAATTGGTTGGTGACATCTCCAATCGCCTGACGGGCATATGGCTGCAGATAAGGGTTGCTGGCAGGATCGAGGAACTCGCCGCTAAGCGCGCGGCTCATAAAGTCCTGGCCCTTATTGACGATGCCGCCAGGCGCGAGGCCAGCCTGCATTGCGTCTTGCGCGTTCGCCGTCTGACCCAATTGTCCGACCACGTACGGTCTCGCTTCCTTGAGACCCGCCAGGTCATACGTTGTCGTCGATGATTTCTTACTGCTGCTCATCGTCGAGCCTCATTTCCAAGATCGTGCGTAGATGCAACCAGCCGTCGGCCTTCGCGTGGCGCTCCCATCCCTTGCGCCCCGCCGCCTCCAGGCGCACGCAGCCCTGCAACCTGGCGAACGCCTTGACCGCCTCCGTCAGGTGCTGCCAGCAACCAAAGTCGCGGCCAGCGACGAGCGCCAGGTTGCAAGCTTTGCCGCGCGCGCTCTCGTAGAGCTCGGTGATGCACATGCCGCGCGCGCGGCCGAGCTCCTCGTCCCAGGCCAGCCAGAGCTGCTGGGCACCAGTGAGCAGGCGCTGTCGGATCTCCTCCGGCGTTTCATCTGCCTTGCCCTTGGTGAGCGCCTCGGTCACCCATGCGACCACGAGGGGCCAGGCCTTGGGGACCAGCGCGACCGGCACTCCGCGCGCCTGCATTAGGCAAGCCCGTAGATCGCATACGTGCCGCTGGTGATGTTGCCGCTCGAAAAGAAGAAGCGCACGGCATCGGTGTCCTGCGCCGCATTGCGATGCCCGCTTGAGGAGGAGCGCGCGCAGAAATCTGCCGCGCCATAAAAGACGGCATCGCACCAGACCTTGGGTTTTATTGCCGTGTTGGTCTGGTCCATCAACATCACCTGCGCGTTGATGCCCTCGGAGCTGCCATTGCCGATGTGTGAGGTTGCCGATGTCGAGCCCGCCAACATCATCTGCGTGGTGCCGGCGCTGCCGAACGTGAGGTTGGTCGCGTTCGAAAAATTGGAGATGCCGCCGTAGCGATAGTCGGTCGCCCCGGCGTCGTAGCTTGAGCCGGCGTTGGTTGACACCCGCATGTACAGATCAACGTCATCCGTGGCAGGTATCCAATTTATGAGCTCAAAAATGAGCCCCCGATATGCGGTGTAGCTGGTGAGCACGAAGTCTTGCTGCGCCGAGCCACCGCTGACCGAGCCCGAGGTGAGAAGCGTCGCCCCGGGGCGCGCCCAGGTCGCATCCCCCCGCAGAAACTTGAGCGCATCGCCTGCGGCGGGTGCAGGTACAAGGCCTTTAGTGCCGCCGCTGCCGCTGTCGCCGACGAGGGCATTGAGAATGGCCGTTGCCTGTGTCGCCGTCAGATCCTGCGGTGATCCAGTGCCGGCGCCGACTGCCCTGCCCTTGATCGTGCTGTCCGCCATGTTGGCGAGCTGGGCATTCGCGATCCCGGTGCCGATGGCGTTCGAGAGGTAATCACCTTTGCGGAGCTCTTTGATGAGATCCTGCGCCCATAGATAGAGATCCTCGGCCTTGTTACCTTGCGGGTTTTTCCAGCGGGTATCGAGATCACCGAGCGCCATGCATTGCCTCGTATGCTGCCCAGGCGCGAGCCTCATCGATCTTCATGGCGGCGAGCTCATCGATGTAGATCGGACCACCGTTGTGGCTGCGGCGCCAGGCGTCGCGATAAGTGCGGTCGATGGGGATGTCCTCCACGTCCCAGAGCTCGCAGCCGGTGCCACGGTGCGCGCAATCCCTGTCGCGGAAGACTGCGTAGGCCTCCGCATCGGTGAGACCGCCGAACTGCATTGCCCGCACAAAGCGCCGCGCTGCATCAGCATGATGGCCGGCAGCGATCTGCCGCTCGATCTGCACCTGCAGAAACCCTCGCGGCAGTCCATCCCAGCGCCCGCCGCCCTTGGTCATATAGGCGAACGCGGTTGCCGATGGGGTGCAGATTGAGACGAGGCCGCCGGGGCGCGTGTAGACGATGTGCCTCATTGGTCGCCGAAAGCCGCCATGCAGATAAGGGCGAAGTCCACGCGCGAGCCCCCGCTCGTCGCGTAGTGGGTCATCGCCTCCGTTGTGGTGGTGGTCTGGAGAAAGATCTCGAACGTGCTGTTGCCAACGGTGTTCGTCTCGCTGACGGTTCCCACAACAGAGTAGGCGCCGTTGAACGCGGTATCGTAGGTGTAGAGATAATCGCCGGTCCCATTATCAGTGAGCGAGGCGACGCCATAGTCAGGCGTGGAGAGCGAGGCCGGCGTGGCCGTCCCCACGACCGATGCCCAGGCTTTGGGATGGCCGGGATGACGATGCTGCAGGCCGGGCGTGACAAACCGATTGGTGGCTGTCGCCGCTTCCATCTCGGCGGCCGTTGCCGCTGGATAGGAAAACACGGTGACGTTGCCGCTACCGTCAGTAAAGCGCAGACGCGTGACACCGCTGTCATCGAAGGCAGATACGCGCGCGGTATCCGCGCTCGGGGTGCCGGGCGTCGCGTTCTCATTCAGATCAAAGAACATATTCGCCGTGTTTGCGGCGAGCGCCGACAGCATGAACCACTGATCGCTGGCTGACTTGTAGAGCGCCAGGATTGGCTGTCCCGAAATGATGTCACCCTGCGCCAGCGGGTCGCCGTTAAACCGTTTGAGGTTCTTTGCACCGAGCCCGTTCAAGTTGAGCGTCGTCGCCCCGGTGATGCTGAAGTTGGCGGTGAACGCCATCAGGCAGTTATTGAATAAGGATGCGATCACGCGATTGGATGTAATGGCGAACGCATTGGTGGAGCCGCTCGCGGTGATCGAGGCATTCGTGTCCTGATACCAGCGCGCCATAAGTCCTTCGTCAGCACGGCCAGCGTCATTCACGCCGCTAAACGGCATATTCTCAGGCCAGCGCGCGATATTGCTGGCATCCAGAGCGAGGAGGTCTTGGATCTCAGCCATTGGCTATCTCTTGCCCGTTTGCGTTGAGGTGACATGCACGCCTTCAGCGCGGCGCCAGACCGCGCCCGCCGTGATTGACTGGCGAATGCGAAGGAACCTGCCGTCGATGCGGTGCGGGCAGTAGCCTGCCCGGTTTATTGCCTTTGCATTGCTGAATACAACGCCCTCGCCCGGCAGCGCCTTGCGCCGGCCAATCGCGGTCGAGAGCGCCGTGGGATCGTTGTATTCGCCCATCGGCCACACCTCGGTGATCAGGCCTCGGCTTCCCGGCTGCGGTTCAAACTCTTTGGTGTCCATCGTCGCGGCACGCGCGCTGCCAGTGAATAGCTGCATCAGGTGACTGCGGTTGAAAGCGCCGAGACGGATGCGCCGGTCATCGAATGCCGCGCTATCGATATCGTTGGGGCTAATCGAACCGTCGAGATTATTGGCAGGGAAAAGTAGGTTGAAATTATCAACGGTGACGGGCTCGGCCGGCGTGTCGAACAAAAACTCAAGGTCGATCACGTCATGCGTCCAGCGCCCGTCGAGCAGGGAGAAAATCAGGAGATCAGTCGGGAGCTGCGCGGAACCAGAGGGCCAGGCCCAGACGATAATCTTTTTCTGATAGTCCGCGCCAACACACACTTTATGGCGCCAGGCATAATTCAGGTTGCTGGTAAAATATTGGTCCACCTTACCGTAGCCGATGGGTGTGGATTGCTGCCCATCAAATGCGTAGAAACCGTCATCCGCCGCGTAAAATATAATGCGGCCGAATGCCATCGCCGCGTTGCGGGCAATACAGCCCCTGGCCTTTTCAACATAATCTTGGCCAAAATCCCAGACCACGGGACTGCCCACGTAAATGGCGCGCCGCACGCCGCGCTCCTGGAATATCGCGGCGTAGTCGAGACCGATCAGCGTCATGATCTCGCCGCGCTCCTGGTCGAGCTGCTGGCTGCCGGCTTGTGTCACCGTGCTCGGTGCCCAGTCCAAGCAATTGTTAAAGGCGCTCCAATAGACCGTGTACGCCTTGCCCATCCAGAGGAAGTCACCGACGCGGGCAACGCTCGTTGCGTTATTCGGCGGGCCGCCGGCCATGTTGGCGAAGTCAACGCTCGTGCCCATCACGTAATGCTGCGGCGCCGAGCTTGCCGTCACGGCGGCGACATTGTCGCCGAATTGCGCGAACTGCCAGGTATCGGATGAGCCGACGGTATAGCCACCGGCCTTGGAGATGTCAGCCGCCAGCCGGCTCTGCAGCGTATAGAGGCGATGCGCATCGCCGTAGAAGACGTGTGGCGCTGTGCTGCTGTCGTAGAACGTGTCGGCGCCCTGCACAATATTCTCGGCACCCCCGCCATAGGTGTAGGCCACGATGGGCGGCGTGAATGTAGCTGCATCCGCTCCAAAGGCGCTCGCCGGCAGTGAGGCCGAGAAGCCTGCATAATACGCAGCGCTCGGCGGCGTGAACGATGCGCCACCATAGGCCGCTGTTGGTGGCGTGAACATTGCCGTCTGATTAAAGCCGGTCGTCGGCGGCGTGAACGGAACGCCCGTCACGGGATAACGTGCAACGCCAACGCTCATCCTAAATTCATCGATCCAGCCATTCCAAGTCTGCGTTGTGATCTCGCCCATTGAGCCAATGCGGAATTGGTTAGCGCTGTCATTAATGACGGCAGTAACCGGGAGCGTGCCGCCGGCCTCAAGCACGCCGTCGATAAACATATAGATCGACGCCAAGCCCGAGGTGCCAGCGTTCTCCGATGATTTCACAAGCGCAAAGTGATGCCAGCCTGGGTTATCGACGTTACTGAGGATCGTAAAGACGCCGTTAATGAAGAGAACGCTGCTGGTGTTGTAGCCAATGACGGCGGTCAATGTGCCGGCGCTCTCCCGGCGGACATAGACGCTCGTATTGGCCACCGCGCCGATGCTATTGGTTTGACCAAAGAGACCGAGCTGTGAGCCTAGCCCCGTGTTGAGCTTAAAGAAGCATTCAAAGGTCCAGTCATCATCGCCTAGCGTAAAATCGGCGTGGTCTCCCGTTTGAATCCAATCGCCGCTGCCATCCAACAACAGACTAGCGGTGCCATACTTGAAGTCTGCCGTATCCAATTGGGCATTGCCGGCGACGGTCCAATTGCGCGGACTGCCGCCATAGTTGACATCATTCATGTTGGCGCTGACCCCCGCATCAGGGCCATTAAAGTTCATCAGGATTTTGGTGAAGACATCGTTGTCTGCCGTCGGCGTCGGGACCCAGCGCGCAACGCCTACCGACATCCTGAATTCATCAAGCCAACCGGTCCACGGATTGCCGGTGACCTCGCCGCCGGCACCAATGCCGAGATTGTTGGCGCTGTTGTTAACGCTGATAGTGGCGGTGTGTTTGAATTGACCTTGCAGCCGACCGTCAATGTAGAGGCGCATTGTGTCGCCATTGACGCGCGTCCCAACGCAATGGTGCCAACCGGTGTTGAGCACATCGGTGTATTCCGTATCGCCGGTACAAGCAAAGACGGTGGTCGCATTGCAAAGGCTGAACTGGATACAGTTGCTTGTCAGCCGCTGAAATAGGAACGCGCGCGTCGCAACGGTAAACGCGTTATCGTTCTGACCGGCGATGCGTTGGAACGTGCCGCCGGCCGCGTTGCACTTGAACCAAAAATCTATCGTCAGATCGCTGGTGCCGAGCGTAAAGTCGGTGGTGTCCGGCACCGTCCACCAGTCGCCCGCGCCATCGAAGAAACCGCTAGACCCGCCGAATTTACTGTCAGTGGTGTCAATCTTCGCATTGCCGGCGACGGTAAAGACCTTGGAGTTCACCATGCCGCTGGCAAACTCATCGCTAACGAGCGAGGTCGAGTTGTTGGGTCCGCTAAAGTGAATAAGAAGCCTGGTGAAACTGTCGTTGCCGTTGATCGCCAGCGCGCTCCAGCGTGCGACGCCGATAGACAAACGCATCTCATCGAGCCAACCGAACCACGGATTGGCTATTTCATCACCGAACGAACCGATGCCGAGCGGGCCCGTCAGATCGTTGACGGTTGGCGAGGCCAAGGTCAACGCCTGGCCGTCCTGCGAGCCGTCGATAAACTGCCAGAGATTGTTGCCGCTGCGCACGAGGGCATAGTGATGCCAGCCGGTATTAAACCCGCTATCGACCTGGAACGAGCCGTTGATCGCGAACGATGATGCGCCGGAGAAGATATTGCCGCGCATCGAATTGGTCGTGTTGTTGCGATAGACAGCATAAGAACGCTCAGCATTGGTGCCGGCGCTCGCCGTATTGGTCTTGCCAATCGCAACCCTGAATGAGCCGCTCGCCGACGACACGTTGAACCAAAAATCGATGGTGAAATCGCCCGAGCCGAGCTCTAAGTCTGAGCTATCAGGCGTGCGCCACCAATCGCCGGCACCATCGAACAACATCGAAGCACCGCCGAACTTCGAGGCCGCCGTGTCGATCTGCGCGTTGCCCGCCACCGTGAAAACATGCGCGAATGCAGCGCCCTGATCCGCAATAACCGTCGCCGTGTCGGCGCCGTCTCCATGCACCAATAGCTTGGTGAAGCTATCCGGCAATCTACCGGCGTAGAGGCTTGAATAGCGGTCGATGCCAACGCTCAAGCGGAATTCATCGATCCAGCCATTCCAAGTCGTGGTGGCGCCGCTCGTGCGCCCGCCAATCACCCAGTCCTGCGCGCTGTCGTTGACGGCGACACTGATCGCAACGTCACCACCCTCCTGCAGCCCATCGATAAACATGCGCAGGACATTGCCATTCCTCACCACTGCGAGGTGATGCCAACCCGTGTTGGTAACGTTGGTGAATTGCGTCGCGCTGGTGATGCTATAAATATTGGTGCCATCCGACACAAACACCCGCATGACATCAGAGGAGTTGCGCTGGCAGTAGATCGAGCTCGCCGCATTGGTCGGGCCTGCATCGCTCTGCCCAAACAGCGCAGCCGTCGCGCCACTCGCCGCGAGGCATTTGAACCAACACTCGATTGTCCAGTCGCCGGAACCGAGGGTCAGGTCAGTGCTGTCTGGTATGCTGATCTGATCGCCGACACCATCAAAGAGGCCAGAGGCACCGCCGAATTTTGAGTCAGCGGTATCGACCTGGGCGTTGCCGGCAGCAGTCCAATTATGATTAGTCGAAGTGCCGAGCGCGCTATCACCGAATGCAACCGCAGCGTCCGCGCCATCCATGTGTGGCAGAAGCTTTGTAAATGCATCATTGCCGGTGGCGTAGCCGGCGGTCCACCTGGCGATGCCGACGGAGAGACGGAACTCATCCAGCCAACCGAACCAACTGTTGGCGCCGCCACCGTCGCGAGCTCCTACAGTGAGACCGTTGGCACTATCATTGACGGCTCCCGTGAAGGAGATGTTGTTGCCCTCCTGGGCACCATCAATGAACATCTTCAATACGTCCCCCGTGCGCACCACCGCGAGGTGATGCCAGCCGGGGTTCACCGTGTTGGTGTACTGCTTGACGCTGAACATCGAGCGGAATGCAGCGCCAGTGCTCAGCGAGAATTGGATTTGATCGCCTGCGGTCTTGAAGAGACCCCACGCGCTCGCCGCTGCGGTGAACCCCGCATCGGCCTGGCCGGCGATGCAGCGGGTCGTGCCGCCGGCTGTATTCATCTTGAACCAGACATCAATCGTGAAATCATTCGCGCCTAGCGTGAAGTCCGCGCTGTCTGGGGTCGTGACAAAGTCGCCCGTCCCGTCGAAGAGACCTGAGGCGCCGCCGAATTTGGAGTCGGCGGTGTCAATCTGGGCGTTACCGTTCGTGGTCCAGGTATGCGCCGGGCTCGTCGGCGCGTCGTCATAGAACGTGGTCGTGGCGTCAGCCCCATCCATGTGCAGCAACACCTTCGTGAAGCTGTCGATGGTCGAGCTCGGGCCATACTGCTGAATGTCCGGAAACGGAGCGTATTGACCGGCGACGGAGTAAACGCCCTTCGCCTCGGTGCCCGGATCGGCGCGGTCGCTCTTATCGGGTTCCCAACTCTCGAACGGGATCGGGTTTGGATCGGTCATAGATCCCAAGCCCTCTGCGTGCCGGTGTAGAGTTTGCCGGCGGCTTTACGTTCGAGCTGCCACTGCGCCTCCTGCAGGCCTTCGGAGGCCAGCGCCTTGCCTTCGGCGTCCCTGGTGATGTCGCGATAGATCAGATACTTCGCCTGCTGCCGGATGAGGTGTTCGCCCTCCACCATCCAGGCGTTGGTGTCGCCATCAGCGCTCAAGGGATTGGGCGAGAGGCGCGCCAGACCATCGATGTTGATGGGATAGGCGGCAGCGGGAACCGGGAATAGCCGGAGCTGGTCATTGAAAATCGTATAGCTATCGGGCTGCCCGGTGTACTGCGAGGCGGGCGCGGCGTTGCGCGTGAACCATTCCTGCGTGCGCGGCGTGAGTGGATAGAAAGAATTGTTGACGGTGGCGGAGATGTTGTCGATCTCCAGGAGCTTCTCGCCCGTACCCACCGCGCTGCCGTCGTAGATCTTCAGGGTGGTGCCAACGAGGTCGTAGTATTCTTGGCCCTGCACGGTGGTGATCAGATACTTGCGTTCGTTGAAGACAAAGCGCAGCCCTTCCCAGGTGCGGATCGCGTCATTAATCGCATTGCGGATCTGGCCGGCGAGATCATCGCGCACGATCTCATCCGCGATGCGCGTCTGCATCACGAGGTATGTCGTCATATGATGAAAAAAGGCGCCGGTTGCCCGGCGCCAGTTCCCACGCCAATTATGGGGTTTCGTCGGGCGGGACGTAGCCAACCTGGATGTCGGCCGTTCCCACCGTGCCGCCGGTCACCGTGAACGTGGCCAGCACCTCGATGTCGGTGTCCGGATTGTTCCCGATACCGGCCACCAAGGCCACGTTGGTGAAGCCCAGCGTCGCCAGGCCATTGGCCGCCGAGGCGGCAATGTTGGCGAGCGAACCCAACACACCCAGCGAGTAGACCGGTGTCGTGCCATCGAATGCGACACGCACGTTGGTGTTCGCCAGGATGATGTTCGAACCGGCCGGGATGCGGCCGATCGATACCGTTTGTGAGGCACCGCCAGCGCGCGTCATGCGCGTGCGGAGAAAGTTGATCTGCTGACCAACGGGTTTGCGTGCAGTTGAGCCTAGTGCCATAGCGGCATACTCCTTTGTTCGTGTCCGGAGGATTAGGAGACGTTGCCGGCGGTGGCTTTAGAGCTCATCACAACGGTGCCAAAGTCGACGCTGTTGTAGACGCTCTTTTTCAGGCCCGAGATGCAGCCCGCCTTGACGCCTAATTTGTTACCATAATCAAAGAGTTGCTCGAACCAATCATACGAGTTCTGATCATGGCCCTGACCGAACGCAGCGACCGCTGCTTGCGCGCCGCACAGCACTGCGCGGCGTGCTGTCGTGACGGCGGCACCAGCGTTGGTGACGCCCTGCGTGACACGATAGCTTTCGTGAAGGATGCAGCCATTATACGTGCCCAACGCGCCCGTGAAGATCGGATTTTGCTGGCTGCCATTGCCCTGCAAAAATGATTTTTGCAGATCGTACCAAGTCACCTGCGCGGTAGCTGTCACAGGCCAGGCGCGCAGCGATGTGGTCTGATACGGGTGAATAAAAACCACGTACCATTTTTCACCATCGACCAGCAGCGGCCGGATCGGCGGCGAACCCGTCTTCGCCATTTCCACTGCCTTATCGATCAAGGTCAGCGTGAACACGTCGGTGACGCCGGTTGCAGCGTTGATCGTGCCATCGTCCGTGTTCGTACCAGGACGGACAATCCTGGCGTTGGCGGTGCCGCTACCGGTCGCGGCAGAGACCGTATTGTGGCCGGTATAGCGGGTATCCGTCTGCACCGTGTAGCCGCAGACTTGGTTGAAAAACCATTGATCCCAGCGGTCGGCCCACCAATCCGAGAGCCCCATCATCGCTTCCTCGCGGATGCTGAATGGGATTCTCTGCTCCGTCATTTTTCCTTCGCTGCG